CTAAAACGCAGTCTTCACCAATCTGTACAGGAAGAGTATCAGTCGGGTTAACAAGGTCCACTCCTTTACGGATGCCGTAGAGCGCGTAGGTGAAGGGATTGACCGGCTGGCCCCATAGCTCAAAGAGAGGGTAGCCGATGGTCGAGGAGGCGTTGTCCGTACCCTGGCCGCGGTTGTCTATACCGTAGGGAATGACATCAGTCGGGAACTGGTAGATAGACCGTTGAGGATCAAGAGCATCAATCTCGTTACGCTCAGTGCCTAGTCTCAGGTCCAAGAACATCTGCATGTTGCGTACTGATACCCAAGTGAGATGGTCCTGAAACGGGGCTGGATAATAGAGCTGGTACATCTGGTACGAGATGGCAGTGCCTGACGTATCGGCGTAGATACGGTCTAAGGTTGCTACACCTGTAATCTGATCATACTGGATGAGATTATAGATTTGAGCTATGCCAGCGGTTGACCCTGGCCTGATCTGACGCTGGGTAATGAGGCTAGTGGGGTAAGCGAGTTGAGAAACGTTGATAGCTGCGGTAGCCGTAGCGTCAAACTGGATGGTATCACTGCCCTGGACGACGGTAACAGTACCTGTGGTGACGACGGCAGGACTGATCCAGCTTCCTTCGTAGAGGTTGAATGACCAAAGGTCAGAGTTGTAGATGACGTTACGGGCGCGGTTGATTAGAGTGCGTGTGAACGAAAAGGGGAGCTTAGGTACCGCACCCCTTAATTCGGCCTGCATATCTTGCAGGGCCATGAATTACACCATGTAGCATTCAAAACGGAAGCTGAAAGTGGATAGGTTGGTTCCAGCGGCGATTTCAGTGTTAGCCGTCTGGGATTGACCACCTAAGGTTGCTGTTACGGTTGCGATGTACTTGATGGTGACCTGAGAGACGGCGTTACCGAATCCAGCCTTGTCCATGATCACTAGAGCGTTGATTTGACCAGTGGTATCAACCGTATCGTCCATATTATCGAAGCCGCCGAAGTTGAGACCGACTTGAGCCTTGATAGTGTCACCGCCAACTGGTGTGGTGCCAGTGACGTAACGGACGTAAGACGTTGGGCCGGTACGGTCGAAGACGATTTGATTCTTCGCGCCAACCTGATTCGGGTAACCAGGGAGAATTGAGATGCCGATAGGAAATGCCATTCAAGTTCCTCCCTTAGATGCGGCCGCAGAAGTTACCGCGGGTGATGATGACGCTAGAGATCGTTGAGATGACCGGAGTACCGATAGCCACGCCCAAGACGTTAGCTAAGGTGACCGTGGTCAGGGCTACGCCGGCATCGAAGGTGGATGCGGTGGAGGCAGAGACCTTGGAGCTGACAGTTGTAGCGAGAGCGGTTGAGGTTAAGGCGGTGTCGAAGAGACACGAGGCCACGCCTGCGACTTGGATCCAGCCAAAGTTGCCCTTAGCGAGCGCTACACCAGTACCGCTCGAGGTCGTTGGGTTGATGAATACGCCAGCGATATAGGCCGGAAGCAGAGTGTTGGGCTGAACGTCAGAGCTAACAGTGTAAGACTGTGTCGCGCCACCGGGCAGGTCGCTGATGCGCCAGAAAGCGCAAGTACCGCGAGCCGGAGCTGCCGTAGCCGTAGCGAGAGTCCCGACATACATGTAGACGCCGCCGTAGAGCGTGCCGACAGTGGTGTCAGATAGCGCTAGAGCGCCAGCGTCGTCAACTACGATACGATCGCCGGGCTGCGTTGCGCTGATAGCCGCTGACGGTACGCCTGACGGAGCTGAGACTACTGCTCCACCGGACGTTGCGTCATTGACGTCGTTAAGGAACTTTGCTGTGAGTTGGTCAGCTTGTTTCGTGAGCATTCCACCAGCCATGTTGTTTCTCCTTTATCCCAATCTCACTTAGAATCCGGCTCCGACTAGCTGCCAGTTATCGCGGGGCTGGACGGTGTACAAGTTCAGGCCTGCCTTCAAGAACATCACCACGAGGTCAGGGTTGTTCTGGCTGCGGATAGGCGGCGTAAAGTTGAAATTATACTCTGGGTCAGACGATGGCCGCAGTTTCCATCCCTTTACACGGAGCCAGAAGAATGGTTCGCCGGGAGTTACGCTGGTGGCCGAAGGATAGTTAGAGATGGCCGCCTGAGTCGTGCTGAGCGTTGGTGTGGTGAAGGCCGATGGCTTGATGCTGGTCGTTTGGCTCAAGTTGGATGGCAGGATCGTGCCGTACTTGGTTGAAGGTGCCAGCTTATCGACGAAGATTGTGCCGTCGAGGACTTTCAAGCCGCTGACGCCGACTGAGAGGTCTTGAACCATCTCGAATCGCTGTTTCGGTTCCTGACGCTCGGCCAAATAGCTAAAGAGAGCCTTGGTGCACAGACCGATGTCGGGAGGCTGTACGCAGTTCTGATAGGCCTCGAAGACTACCTTGTAGCTGATCTGGCCAGTGCCGCCGTTGCCGTCGCCTACCCATGTCGGAACTGAGTTGAGCACGTTACCGATAGCACCGTTGCGTGACTGGCCGCCGTAAGTGGTAAATACGTTGCCATCCCAGCTTGGGTTGACACCGTCGTTAAGCGCTTCAGACAACCCGTTGATGAAGATCTGACGGTTAGAGCCAGAGATGTTCTGCCCGTGACGGTAGAAGTCGATAGCTATGTCGGTGTTGAGCGCTTGCACCGCGTTCTGCATGTAAGCGTCGATGAGCTTGACCTTGACCGCGGGGCCGCTACCTTGGATAACGTTCGTCTGCCAGAGGTTCAGTGGCACTTGTTCCACGTATTCCTTGGGCACGAAGGCGGTAGCGGCGATGATCTGCTTCTGCATGACCGTTACGTCGGAGCCAGGAGCGATGGCGCCACCGTTTACACGGTCGTACATGAAGGGATCCTGCATGAAGGTGCCGCCAGCGAAGTCTTCTAGAGCGCCAAGAGCTCGCATCTTACGCATCCATGGCGTCTCGACGAAAAAATTATCAACCAAAACGTCGTCCTTAAGATCTGCCAGTGTAGTGGCTGAGATTTGATCAAATGTTGGGTCGGCCATCTTTACTCTCCTGTGTACTCACTGACAGCTAATTCAAAGTTCCATTCGACTGACGTTCTGCTAATTTCTGTGCCGCTCGTGTTACACGGTCGTTCTGTAACTGCGTCTCACTCTTGTTCCATGGCTGATTATCGTTACGCAGCTTGTCGTCGGGACGTACGGTAAAGGGAGACTTAGAGGGAACCAGAGGCCGCATATCGGGATTGCCGAGCCGAGAGATAAGTTCAGTTTCCTTTTCCTTGGCGCCTTCGGCTTTCCACTTGGCGATTTCAGCGTCGCGCTGCTTAGCTAGGGCTTGCTCGCGAGCCTCACGAACCTTGTACTTCTCTTCCCAGTAAGGCAGCAGAGTCTTACCTTGAGTTTGAGCTTCGCGGCGCAATGCTTCAGCGTTGAAGGGAACGTTGGGGAAGAGCCTGGCATGTTCGTTGGCCGCGTCGAGCATGGCGGTAAGGTTGGCGGCGAAGGTATCACCTGCTTGCTGGAACTTTTCCATGGTGAGGTAACGATCGTCTGGAGCGGCAGCAGCGGCTGGCTTGGGTGGTTCGACTTCGTAGCCTAAGTCCTTGGCGATATCGTGAAGGCCCAACTTTTGAGCTTCCATCAGCGCAGCCTTGGCTCTAGCAGCTTCAGCAGCGGAGGCTACAGCTTGGTTCTGAACCTGCTTGAGCTTCGAGTCATTCTCCTGATACCACTGGTTGACCCTAGTTTCGTAGTTCTTCATCGTCTCTTCAAGCTTGACAGCGGCGGCACGAGCTTCTTCAGCTTCAGTCTGAGACTTATCGAATGCGCGACGGGCAACAGTTGTATCCAGAACTTTGATTTCGTCTTCCGTGGCCCCGTTAGCCTTCAAATACTCTGCGTAAGTCATGTTTGCCTCCACTATCCGTTACTGGGCGGTGCTGCTGGCTCGCCCGTTGGTGCTGATTGCATCATTCCCGCTACAACCTCGCGCATCAGGTTGTTAATCTCACTTACCTTGCCTGCGGTGGCTGGAAACGCTTTAGCTATTGCTCTCAAGTCACTTACTACCCGAATTGCTAACTGAGTTCCGTTCTGCATCGCTGGACTGGGGACAGGTGGCGCAGGACTGGCAGCAGTTGGCGAAGTTGGATTGACTTGAGCCGGAGAAGGTGGATTCCCTGGATCACCGCCAGCTTGAGGCGGAGGAGTCATCGCAACTGGGCTAGCCGCCATTACGCTTTCTTGTGCGCCTGTTTCTTGCCCTTCTTCAGACCGGGCATGGTCATCGTGTCGGCCTTCATGTCCGACTTCATCTTGAGCTTGGAGCCGGAGCCACCAATCTTGCTCAAGTTACCTGCGAAGCCGCCTGATTTACTGTGTCCGCGCATTCTAATGTCTCCCTATGCTGCCTTATTACTTTTTGCCGAACGGCTTCTTGCCGTCCTTCTTGCCATCTTTCTCGTGCTTACCCTTTTCCTTTTTACCGTGATGCTTCATCGTGGCTCCTTCGTGCTGTAGTCTCGGGGCCTAGAAACAAAAAGGCCCACCATCTACGCAACATGTGATCTCGGAGGCAACCAAGGTCGGAGTTTGCGTAAACAGTGGGCCGTATCGAGCCTGAAGATCCCTCGGAGGAAGATCAGGGGATAACGAATCCTACTGGAATGGGAGTGTACAGTAACTTAGAGAGGTAATGTCAACACTTATTTTCAAGGATGTACAGAAGAGTAGCGGATATCCTGTTCTTCTCTGAATCTTACACGACAGATTCCACCTTGAGACAGAGCTACTTCGAGTGTTCCTGTGGCCTTCTCTGTACGCAAGCCGATAAGGATTTGCACGAAGTCGAGTGAACCTTGGTAGACACGTTCTCTCACGAGATGATAGGTATCGCGCAACGGTGTTGCCGTTGTAGTCGTAGAGATGGTTACACTCTTCACTTGCCATCCTCTGGGTAAGGGCGTGTAGCGGGAAGATGCATGGCGGTAATGGTGGTGTTACGGGACTGGAAGTAACGGTCTACTTCCTCTCTGGTTAACACTGTGGGAGGGACGGTGGGTAGAATGACGGGATAGAAGTCGTCGACTTGCTTATCGTCCTTCATCGGCTCTCCGTAATTGTTGAACGCGCTCCATTATCCTTGCTCACTAAACGAGGGGCTGCTTGACCTGAAGGTGGACGACCTTCGGGATTAGGCTTAGCTGGAGGTGCGGCAGCCCCAGGCGGCGTACCTGGAGGAACGAGACCTTCAGCTCCAGCGATTTGCTGCATACGTGCTGCAAACTCGAGGTCCATTTCTTGTTCTGACTGATAACGTTCGATGATCGTATTGCCGTCGAGCTGGCCATAGTTAGGCAATTCCCAACTCTCAGCGATGGTTTGAGAATCGATCTTCACGCCAGCTTTACGGAGCTGTACAAGGCCAAGTTTCATAGCCATCTGAGTCATCTCGTGGAGAGAGTTAGGCAGAATAAAGAAGCGCAGGTTGTCGGCAAAGACTCTAGCTCTTGTGATCTTATCCGATGCGCTGGCCATTTGTGGATTCTCACCAGGCAAGTGTGATGGCACGAGTGAGGCTGGGTCGAAATCGAACACCTCGGGATGTACGCCATCCATGCCTACGATCTGCATGACTCTAGGTGTAGTGTAGTACTGCAGGACAAGATACTTCACCATCACTCCTAGGTCCCGCATCGGTGGTTCCATACTGCGGCTCATATCCTCTACGATCGGGCCTTGAGTCTCCATGATCTTTTCTAGTTCGTCCATGGAGCCGACTGTTCTGGCCTTAGCTAGAGCTTGAATATCGTTGATAGCCATTTGAGCGTCCATGGCGGCGCCTAATGTTTCGTACATCTGCATGGATTCTGGATAGACTTTGAGAACGTCCATTGGGACGGCTAAGTCTACACCGATACCGTCTACCGCGTTGCCGTCTAGGCCGATGCGTGCGCGGGGCTGCATGGGATCGAACCGTCGCATCTCTTTCATGGAGGTAGCGTTGGTATCGAACTTGAGCGGTGGATCGAGTTGCGAGCGGATCTTGTCCATGTTGCCGCGGAGGATCTCTTTTTGGCTTTCGTTTAGCTCGTGACCGTCGTGGACCATACTGAAGCCCAGTGGCTCCCATGGCCAAGAGTCGGGAGCGAAAGAGACGCCGGGGAACATGCCGTGCCAGTCAAAGCCTGGACCGTCGTACATGATACAGCGGTCGCTGCTGATCAGTAGGCGGCGGTAAGGATAGAGTCGGGCGTCGTTCTCGTCGGCTTTTCTGGTAAGAGCGCGGCCGTTAGCGTCTTGGCCTACGGTGATTTCTTGTCCGACGTGAGGTACGGTGTAGGACCACGTTGAGCCAGGTTCACCCATGGGGATAGGTGAGTCGGTAGTGTTGATACTGAGGTCGAGGACCCAAGTCTTACGG